TAAAAGAGATGTATTAATTTTTGCTAAAACAAATCCGCAGGACTTCTTAGATGTAGTTAACGACCCTGAGTTAAAGATTATGGGTACGGTTGAAAGATTCTTTGCTGAAGGATTACTAGCTTATAGAAAAAGCGGTAAAGAGGTTTGGTTTAATACAGCTAACAATAAAACTAAGATGCTTAACGTACCTTTTGGTAAGGATGCAACAGACTTGGTGGTGTCATACTTAAAGAGTGATGATGGTATTGAGGTTCTAAAACATTTAGAATCTTTAATATAATTATTGTATCTTTGTAGCTAGTGCTTGCATCAAAAAGGTGTAGGTTTTTTTACTAACCAAAAATATTAATTATGTTAAAGTATTTACAAATTACAAAAGAAGTTGAAGAGAAAGGAACAGGTGAAATTACCTATGTTCCTGAAATAATTTCTTCTGATGATGTTTTGTATTGTGCGGAAAGTGATGGGCAAGTAGTAATTTATCTTAAAGGAGCTAACTCACATATTAAAGTAGAATATAAGAAAGATAGTGGAGCAACAGCAACAGGAGGTGATTTAGTTAAAGCGATTAACAATGCTTTGATAGCCGCAGCTGAAACAACTTGGACTCAGGCTGTATCAGAGGTTAATTTACCTCCCGGCTTAGCTGTTGAGAACTTAACTGTAAAGTCAGGATTATAAAACTCTAAGCTAACTAAAATTAAGAGACCTCTTCAAAAACGAAGGGGTCTTTTTTTTTGCTTATCTTTGTAGTAAAAGAAGACAGATGATAAATTCGGTTAGACAAACAGTGATGTCTGTTTTGAATAAAAATAATTATGGTTACATATCACCATCTGATTTTAACTTGTTTGCGAAGCAGGCTCAATTAGATTTATTTGAGGATTATTTTTATCAGTACAACTATCAGATTAATAAAGAAAATAAAAGATTGTCAGGCACACAATACGCTGACATTACTAAGGGGTTGGAGGAAGTGATAGATACATTTTCTGAAACAAAATCTTTGCTTCAGTATAACGCAGCAGCGTTAGGAGATTATGCAAATCAATACTACCTACCATCTCAAACAACTACGAGTGATGACTACTACTTAATCAATAAGGTATTGGTCTATGGTAATATGCTTATAAGGGGTGTTACTACAGGTTTCTTATCTACCAATTCGGTGGTTATAGATTCATCTGTAGATTTTGTTGCGGCAGGTGTAGAGGCAGGAGATGTAGTATCTACAGTTACAAACGGTGTAACTTATACAACTACTATTATATCTAACCCTACAACCAATCAGCTTCTAACCCTACAACCAATCAGCTTTTTGTTGCTGACCCTGTGTTTGATGCACCATCAAAAGAATACGTTGTGTACTCAGCTAAAAGAAATCAGCTTAAAGAAGCGGAGAAGGTTAGTCACAGCAAGATAACTATGCTAGAGAACTCAATACTAACCGCACCTACCCTTCAGTATCCTGCGTATACAGAGCAAGGAGATTTTTTAAATGCATTTCCAAGGACTAAGATTAATAAAGTAGGTCAGGTAGTTTGTCAGTACATTAGGTTTCCTTATGTACCTAAATGGACTTACGTATCCTTAACCAACGGAGAGCCTGCATTCGATGATACCGCAGTAGATTACCAAGACTTTGAATTACCTAGCGATGACGAACCTAACTTGGTAAATAAGATACTACAGTATGCGGGTATGTCTATAAGAGAAATAGCTGCAGTACAGTTTGCTCAATCAGAGGAGCAAGAAAACGCAGCAGGAGAAAAATAATAAATAACTATGGCTTATATAACTCAATATCAATACTACGAAAACGGAGGATTAAATCCTGAAAACCAAAATTGGGGTTCTTATCAGTACGTATCTCTTGAAGATATAGTAAACAACTTTATGTTAATGTACTACGGAAACCATAGTGCTATAAACAATGAGCCTAGATATAAGATTTTGTTTCACGCTAAGAGAGCTATACAGGAGCTGAACTACGATGCGTTTAAGGAAATAAAAATTTTAGAGCTAAGCGTGTGTGATACATTAAGGTTTGTTCTTCCATCTGATTATGTAAATTGGGTGAGGGTATCCTTATATAAAGATGGTTTACTTATGCCTCTTACGGAGAACATTCAAACTAATTGGTCTTCTGCATACCTACAGGATAACAACTGTAAAATACTTTTTGATATGGATGGTTATGCATTAAGTCCGCAGCATTCAACCGTGGACTACGATAGGATAACAAATAGCAAGAGAAGTATATACCTAAACGAGAACTCTCCTTACGATGGTAAGGAAGGATACTGCTGCGATGGTAATTGGTATTTTGATTATGGTATAGGAGCAAGATACGGATTGAATACAGAGACTGCAAACGCTAATCCTACATTCAAGATAGACCCTAAGGGTGGTGTAATAAACTTTAGTTCAGGAATGGCTAATGAACTTTGCGTACTTGAGTATGTGTCAGATGGAATGGAGAATGGTGATGACAGCTTGATTACTGTAAACAAGTTATTTGAGGAGTACGTGTATGCCTACATTGAGTATTCTATCCTAAACTCTAAGCTTGGAGTTCAGGAGTATATGATTGCAAGAGCTAAGAAAAGAAAATCATCTTTACTTAGAAATGCTAAAATCAGAATCAGTAACATTCATCCCGGAAGATTACTACAGAATCTAAGAGGAAGAGATAAATGGATAAAATAAAATGGCAAATCTCAAAAGAAATTTTACTTCAGGAAAAATGAATAAGGTGGTGGACGAAAGACTCATCCCCAACGGTCAGTATATTGATGCACTTAATGTTAGAATGGGTTCTACGGAAGCTGCTGAGATAGGAGTAATTGAAAACACAAAGGGAAATAAGCAGCTTACTAATATAGTTTATGCTAATGAACCGCTTTCAGAAACAGCAAGATGTATAGGTGCTTTTGAGGATGGAGTTAACGAGACTATATATTGGTTTATTCACGATGACAACTTCAATGCTAGTCCGACTGATAAATTAGATTTGATTATTTCTTTTAATACTAAAACAGAGATAACAACCTACCACGTTATAAGTATAAACGATGGCTCAGGAACTGATACCACATTAAACTTTGACCCAAGGTTTTTAATAACAGGAGTAAATAAGGTAGAGGACTTTTTATTTTTCACTGACAATATAAATCAACCAAGAAGAATAAATGTAAAAAAGAATTATGTTGACCCTGTAGGATTGGTTGATGGATTTACTGATGAGGATATACTAGTTATTAAAAAGCCGCCTGTTGCTGCTCCATCACTGTTGTTATCTACTACCGGAGGTGAAGAGAATTTTTTAGAGGAAAGGTTTATATGTTTTGGTTACAGATACAGATACGAAGATAACGAGTACTCAGCTACATCTCAGTTTACAAGTCCTGCGTTTATACCTAATAATTTTGACTTCACTCAAGAGAGCTACCTTAACGAGGGTATGACCAATGTATATAATACAGCGGTTATTACATTTAATACAGGAGGTCCTTTAGTAAAGGGTATTGATTTATTATTTAAGGATGCTAATAGTCCTGTTATAAAGATAATAGAGAAGCTAACAAAAGAAGATAACGGATACAATGACTATCAGGAGGTATCGTATACATTTAAGAATAGCAAGATATTTACAATACTTCCCGAGGCTGAGATATTAAGACTCTATGACAATGTTCCTAGACTATCCAAGGCTCAGACCATAATGGGCAATAGGCTGATGTACGGTAACTACGTTGAGGGATATGACCTAGTGGACCATACAGGTAGTCCTGTCAGGTTAGACTTTACGGTTGAGCAGAAGAACGAATCATTAGGCGAATCAAACATATTAGGTTCTTTATCGCAATGGTATTATGCAATTAGTGGTGGAGCATTTAATACGTATGTGCCTGATGCAAGAGCTACATTTGATTTAACTAACCTATATCCGTATGATAACGGTTTACGCGAAGGAGCTCTAATATCCTTTTCTTTTTCTTGGGAGCATTATACTTGGGAAGGAAGTAATCCTCATCCTACTAATATACACCAACCACCT